GGTCCAAGAGAAGCTGTAAGTGCTCCAACGTTTTGTAATGTTTGCATAGGTAAGTTATATTGACCAACAAAGTTTTGGTAATTTAAGTCCATTAGAGATTGTTGTCTACCTCTACCTAGTCCGCCCATACCCATCATTGATGAAATATCTTGTTGTTGTAGTTGTGGTAATAAACTAGCCATACCACCGTACTGACCACCAAAACCACTCAATGCACCTGCGGTTTGTTGACCTAGTCCTGCTAGTCCTTGACCACCTTGTAAACCCATACCAAACTGTTGTTGTCCTAATGAACCTAGTTGTGCTCCACGTTGCATTTGATTAGCAAACTGTTGTTGGTCTAATGTGTTTAGTTGTTGACCTCTAGCCATAGCGTTATCAACTGCTGCTTGTTCTGAAGCATTTAATGCTTGACCTGTAGCTAATTTAGCTTGTGCTTGTTGTGCTTCTAAACTACCTAGTTGTGCTGCTCTACTTAATGCGTTTTGAGCTTCTGTTGTAGAAAGGTCTCCGAACTGTCTTCCTCTAGCTAATGCTGCAGAACCTTCTTGTCCTGCAAAACCTGCTTCTTGACCCGCTAACGAACCTAATTGTTGTGCTCTACCTAACGCTGTTTGTGCTTGTTGTCCTGCGAAGCCTCCTTCTATACCTGCTAATCCTGATTGTAATCCTGCAAGACCTGCCTGTCTAGCTTGTTGTGATTCAAATGCTTGTTGTGCTCTATTAGCGGCGTCTTGATAACCCCCACTACGAATAGCTCCTACTTGTTCTGCTGCTCCTCTTGCTACATTTTCTGCTAATTCATCACGTCTCATTCTTGACCTAGCACCACCGAAAGCTCCTGCACTAACAGCTTGGTCTCTAAGACCCATATCGCTTTTAGCTAAACCTTCTCTAACATCTTTTAGTGTTTGTTGTACTACATCTTCTTCAAACGGATTATAAAAACTTCCTATTCCTCTAGGATCAAAACGACCAGTAGAACCATAACCGCTAAGCTCTGCTCTACCTAAAGCTCCTCTCGCTCCGCTGTAATCTGGTCTTGCTCCTGCAAGTTCTGCTGCTGAACCTGCTAATCCTGCTCTTGCACCTCTAAAATCTGGTCTTGCTGCAGCTGTTTCTAACCTAGCTAAATCTAAATTAGGTGCTCCTGCTCTTGTCAACCGTTGAGCTTCTCCAAAAGAAGGAACTCCTCCTCTAAGATAATCTCTACCTGATTGACCAAACTGAGCACCTTCTATAAGACCTCTGCCTGATTGATCAAATCTTGCGTCTTGTGTAATTCCTGCTCCTAACGCAGATAATCCTCTACCTGCACCAAGACCTGCGGTTATTTCATCTTGTCCTCTAGCTAACGCTCCTCTAGATATTCCTGCTGCTTCGTCTAGTAAACCTGCTTGTGCTCCTAAATACGGTCTATAGCTACCAATCGCTTGGTCAGCGAGTTGCATACCATAAAGTTCTCTAGGATCAAAATCAGCTACCCTTTGTCCTGTGTATGTGAATGGACTAGAATCAGCCTCGCCTAATTGACTAAACTGTTGTCTTAAAAACTGTTGTGCAAACGGGAATATATCCTGTTGTAAAAACTGCCCTATATACGGGGCGGGGGCTTGACTGGAATATTCTTGTTCTTCTCTAGACGCCATATTTTTTATTACCTGCTTCGTTAAATGCGTTTAATCTAGCAATACCCATAGCGTGACTGCCGTCACCTGCTGCGTCTACTGCCGCTTTTGATAACATATACTCTCCGTTACTTGCCATAACAGGAATCAAATCATCTTTAGGACCTCCTGGACCGTGCATAGCACCGCCATGAGGCATGAACATAGGTCTTTGTAATACTTTACCTTCGTTAGCAAAAGTAACACTTGAACCACCTATAGGCTTCATTTGTAATTTTGATCTTCTTCTAGCAGCATTTCCAGGAAGTGTTTTAGTTTTAACTATACTGCCTTTAGGTTTATCGTCGCCACCTAATAACCGTCCAAACAATGCTGTACCTATGCTTCCTAATCCGCTTGTCATAGCGTCAGCAACCATAGGGTCTTGACCTTCTATGAATTGTTGCATTTCTTGCATTTTAGTTAATTCTAGTTCAGGAAGTTCTGGAGGAGTTATTTCAGGACTTAAATCTGCAAACATTTGGTCTTCTAATAAGTCAGCAGGATCAGGTGATTCTATTTCAGAAAAATCTACGTCTAAAACACCTGTTGTCATTTCAGGCGGGTCTTCAGGAATTAAACCTTCTTCTTTTAATAATTCCATAATACCTAAATTACCGCCATTAGACCTGTTCAAATAACCACCTACAGCCATACCTGCAATACCGTATTGATCTAAATCACTAACATCTATACCTGCTTGTTCTAATTGATTTAATATCATTTCTTGTTGACCGTCTTCAGGAGAAGCTAAATCTTCGAATTGAAAATCTCCAAACTCTTGTACTTGGCTACCTGCAACAGGGTTTATTTCCATTTCAGGTCCAGGACTTAATGAGGGTGAAGTACCACTGCCGATTTGTGCAGGCATCTCAGGGTCGCCAGCAATCTTTCTACTTATAGCATTACTTACTACGTTTACCGCTACTGTTGTTGCTACTACTGCTAAACTCATGATATTTGACCCATAAGATTATCTATTTGTTTTGTATCTATTCCTGTTAATTTTAAATCAGAAAAATCAGCTACCGTTATTTCAGCAACTACTTCGTCTATTGTTAAACAGTCTGTTCTATGTACTGTTATAAAAGTACATTCTTCATGAACATATAAAACTCTTTTTGTTCCTGCTTCTGTTATTCCATGAAAAGGTGCTTGTATACGTTTTACGCCGTCTTCACCAAATATTGATATGTCTCCTTTCATTAAAAAGAAAGGATGATTTTTAGCATGTATTTTAGTTGATACTAAAGTATTTTTAGGAGCTACTGCTGTTCTTATGTATTGTCCATCTGCAAAATCATGTGAAATAACTCCTTCCACATCTCCTTTTACTTTTTCGTTTAGTTCTTGATTGTTATTTTCTTCGCAGTGTTTAGTAATCGCTGCTTCAAATTGTTTAATTTTGTTTTGGAATTTTATTTTATTTTCTTTATAATCGAAAAACTCACAAGCTTCCTGATACGATAGTTCAGGATTTTTAACTAATGCTGTGCTCACTAGAATCGGCTCCTAGTTTTTTGTTTCTTTCCTTTAGACGTGTAAATATAGAAGTCAGAACGACTTCCTTTTTTCTTTAGATATGTCTTTTTATCTACTCCAGTCATTGGTTCTCCAGCGTGTTTACACGTATTTGCGAGTTAAAGCTCACCCCGTAAGCTGCAGCACAATAGCTGATACATTGATTATATATCAAAAAGTGTATATTTTTAAAGGTTTTTCTTTACCTTTTACTTTTATTGGTTTTAACGGTTTTAGTGTCATACCACAGTAAAGCTCTGTTTCTTTGCCTATCAGTATATTTACACCCGCTTCTTTAGTTGCTGATTCTAATCTAGCAGCAGTATTAACAGCGTCTCCGATAGCAGAATAATCGAATCTAGTATCACTACCCATGTTGCCAATTACAGCTTCTCCAGTATTTACACCAACACCAATCTCTACACCGATATTAGCGTTTATTATATTTTCTTGTATTTCTCTAGCACACTCTACGGCTACCTGTTCATGGTGTTTTAAATCCATAGGTGCGTTGAATATAGCCATCATAGCATCACCTATGTATTTATCGACCATACCTCCATATTTTTGTACTGCATCTGATTGTATTGTTAATGCTTTATTCATTATAGAAGTTACTTCTTCTGGTGGAAGTGTTTCAGATAACGCTGTGAATCCTCTAACGTCTGTAAACAAGAAAGTACACCTTCTTTTTTCTCCACCTAGTTTTAACAAACTGGGGTCTTTTTGTAGACGTTTAACTTGTCTCGGATCAAGATAATGTTCAAACTGTTTCTTTATTTGTTGTCTAAGTTTATATTGTTCTCTAAACCTTAAATAAAAAGCTATAGCTCCTGTAATAAACTGCGATACTAAAGACCACGTAACATCTATTAAAACACCTGCGGATATCGTGTGATAACCGTATAAGCCCGTTAAAGCCATCGTAAGTAAAGCTAGACTTACGCCCCAAGTTATCCCTAAGTAGCTTATAAACGCCCATATAAGCACTACAGACGCTATAAATATTAAAAGTTCTAAAGCTAATGCGTAATCAGGTATGTATGGACTGTTTTGTATAAGTATTGATTCTGCTAGTGCTGCTTGTATTTTATGTGGTTCTAACAATCCAACAGGAGTTGCGACTTGCGGCATTACACCATTAGCAGTAACACCTACAAATACAAACTTACCGTTTACATTCATTTCTTGTAAATCTGTTTGTGGTGTGTCTACCCAACTAATCCATTTACGACCAAGACTATCTGTTTTAACTGGTGGTATGCCTCTAACAGCTATCTCTTGTACACCGTTTTCATTAGTCGTGATAATATAAGTACGAGCTTCTGTCAAACTTTTCAATACATGAGTACCAAAAGAAGCTGCCCAACCATCAGGAGTTCTTAATAAAAGCGGAATACGTCTAACTAGTTGGTCTACTTCAGTAGGAGCTATAGCAACTCCTTGTGGTACGTCATCGTATAAATAAAAATTTTGTTTTACTCCTGTAGAAGAAAGACCACCAACATCAGGTCCCTTGATAACTGTACCTGTTGTTTTAGGATAGTTTTGATTACCGTCTTCAAACGTAGCTATTACACTTGGTGCATAACCTAACGAACTAGCAAATCTTTTATCTCCTCCCATTCTATCTGCTTGCGGAAAAGATATAACCCAACCAACACCTATAGCTCCTTTGCCTAATATTTCTAGTTGTATATCTGCTAAACGTTCTCTAGGTAATGGATAGCCACCTTCCTTTTCTACAT